AAGTAGGGACAGCTTGACCACCAGCACCACCAGTAGTCAATGCCCATTTAGAACCAGCAGTAGCATCCCAAGATGCAGTTCCACCAACCCAATATCTAGCCGCCATTAGTTAGCCTGTGGCTTAAAGGTTTTACCATCCCAAATATAACCAATGTCACAAAATGGGATTTCTACCAATATGCATCCTTCCGGAGGCACGTCAGTTGGCTCGGCAACAATAATATTTACTACTACATTTTTAGAATCAACAACTGCACAATTAGCCATACGCCCTCCTTATTGTCGGTTATCTACTTGGACCCATTGGGTGTTTTCGGTGTTATCTAAAATACTCCAACCATACCCCATTGTAACTTCTAACATATTTATGTTTTCCACTTCGGATACTCTGAAGGTAGCAGTAGTGCTAGATACCTCATTAGAAGTAACATTTTCTGATATTAGCACGTTAAAAGTAAGTATTATACTTTCAGAATCGGCTGTACTTACTGGTTCTGAAATAGCGGCTATTAATATTTTGGTTACTAGCTCTGTATCTGTTAAAGCTGTGGGCTCAGTAATACTAGAAACAAATCCAGCGGCCACACTTTCTATGTCTAGTATGGAGCTACTTTCTACAATACTAGAAACAAAAGATGTTACAACAGTGTTTGTATCAGCAGATTGAAAGTTTTCTGTGACATTTGCATTGGCATTAAATACGGTTGTTACTATATCCGTTGGTTGAAAGTCCTCCGTAATATTTGCGTTAGTATTCCATGTAGTTGTTAATAAGTCAGCAGTTTGAAAGCTTTCCGTAATAGCGCTATTAAAAATTAATAAACTATTTTGTAAATCAGATATTGTGCTTGGTTCTACTATGCTTACTAATATTGACGGCGTATAAATAATAAAAATTACACCTTGAGAACCAGCAGATGAGGCAGCTGTAACTCCTGCTGTGCTTATAGCTCCACCTGCACCGCCGCCGCCATACAAACCTAAATTAACAGTAGTACCATCACCGCCTTTACCACCGCCGCCACCTAAGGTATTTGCAATGTCTATACCTGAACCACCATTACCACCAGTATAAGGGCCGCCAGCACCTCCCCCACCGCCGCCAAGCGTTCCATTTCCAGCTGCAACAAGGGGCGTATTTGTGCCACCTGTACCACCACCTGTTCCGTTAAAATTGTTTCCGCCCCCTCCTCCTACTGAGGACGAACCGTTTGCTCCATTACTGCCGCCACCATTACCACCGCCACCCCCACCACCTATATTAGCGTCAATAGTTACAGAACCAAATCCATTCCCTCCATTACCACCTATTCCGTTAGGTCCTCCGGCACCGCCGCCTCCGCCACCACCATAAGCTAAACTAGCAGTTGTTCCAAAAGTACCAGCACCACCTGCACCACCTGCATAAGTTCCAGTACCGCCAGCACCACCAGAAGAGCTAGGAGTTGTTGTAGCATTGCCTTTTAAACCACCGCCTGCCGTTGTTGCCCCACTATTCCATGTAGTATCACCACCATTAGCATTAAGAACAGAGGTGCCAATTTGATAATTAACTGTACTTGTTGGAGTTAAAGATTGATTAGTTAAAACTGTATATCCACCACCGCCTCCTCCTCCGCCTGCTGCTCTGTTGTTTCCTGATACCGCCGCACTTCCACCGCCGCCACCAGCTCCAATCATATGAATAGTGTTATTTGTATTATTCCAATCGGATGGTACTGTCCAAGTTGTCCCTGTGGTTAATAAATAGGCTTTAACTGTAGTTGGCTGAAATAATATTCCTGAAGTATTTCCGTTATTTGTAGAATGTGAACCAGCATACCAAACGTATGGTTGTGTTGCAGATGGTGCGGGGGTGAAAGTAACGTTGTTGGCAGCAATATAGTCCATAGAGACTACGCCACTACCAGTATAGTTAACAACTGGCGAAGTTCCGGAATTAGCTTGAATAGAAACTAAATTTCCCGCAGTTCCGCTTACTGACCAGTTATTAACTGTGTTTGTAGTACCGGTATTAAATTGAATAATACTTGGTACTGTTTTATTGCATATAAGACTGTTTACATTAATTGAACTAAGTATGTAGTTATTAGATACTGAAGATAACCCTAGCTGTAAAGTTCCAAATAAATAATTGCTTAAAAGTACTCCAGTTGAAGCATAAATTGTATTGCCGATAAAAATAGTACATGCTGCACCATTTACCGTATTACCTAAATTAAATAAAATACACGTTCCATAATTGTTTACACTAATTGTAGAAGTACCAAAATTATATGTTGACCCCGTACCCGTTGTATAAAATGTTCCACCAGTAAAATTGTAATTATTAGTGGTAAATGAAGTACCAGTTATAGTAAGAAATGCAGTATTAGGTATTGTTAAATTACTTCCTAGCTGAATAGTCCCACCAGAAGTATTTAAAGTAACTGCACACGACAATGCCACATTATTTGTAGTTATGGTAGCTGATGCAGTAAAAGTAAGTAAACCTGTTGCAGACCAAACTGTAGTTGAAGATAAAGTAAAATTACCAGCACAAGATATTGTGCCAGTTGAACTAAAAGTAAACGATGAGCCGGTTGTATCTATGCTAGTGCAATTAAGCGCACCAGTTAAAGTAACTGTGCCTGTGCCTGAATTGGCATCAAAGAAAACAGCATCAGTAGAAGTCGGTACGGATGCGCCACTACCACCGCCTGACGAAGCAGACCAGTGTGTAGTAGATGAGGCATCCCAAGTACCGGAGCCACCAACCCAGTAACGGTTAGCCATTAGCTACCTACTGGTGGATTGAATGTTTTACCATCCCATGTGTAACCAATATCGCAGAAAGGAAGAAGCACCAACGTGCAACCTTCCGGAGGCACGTCAGTTGGCTCGGCAACAATAATATTTACTACTACGCCATTAGCGTCTACAACCGCACAATTCGACATTCTTAACCCCCATAGAGATTAAAATTAGCTAGTCGCTGTAGTTGTATATGTAACTGCTAGAGAGTCACCAGAAGCTACAGTTTTGCTACCACCAGTAAACGAACCAGCAGAATATAGAACGCCAGTAGTTGTATCTTTAGTAGCAGATGCGCCAGAACCAGAGTTAATAAAGCAACCTGCAACAGTACCAGAAGAAGTCATTGAGAAAGTCAATGCTGGAGCTGTTTTTGAAGTTACGTTAGTTGGTGTAGAACCTGTGCTAGTAGCAGTTGTCCATGTTGGGGCTTGACGGTTACCTGTGTAAGCCGGAGCATTTGTACCACCAACTTCTGTCCATGCGTGTGAACCCATAGTATCAGCAGCTGTGTAAGTAGTAGTACCACCAAGCAGACCTAAGTAGTTAGCGCCTGAAGCTGTACCGCCGTTTGATGTTGCGCCAAAGTAGTAGTTGAACAGGTCTTGCTTGCCAACAGCAGTAACCAAGTTAGGAGCAATATCTTCCCACTTTAGGTTGCCATCTGCATCGTAGCATTTGACGTTGTAATATCCTTGGATACCAAAGATTTCTTCGTGTGGCGCACCACGAGTTACAGCAGCACTAGCCGCATCGCCAAAGTTTGATAATTCATTGTGCATAATTGCTCCTTAACTAAATCTAATAATGGCCGTTGTGGAACTAGCCGTTGGGAAAGTAACTGTAAATGTGGATGTTGCTGTTTTATCATTGCCAAAATCTAGTACTGCAACCGCCGCATTTGTCGTGTTATTATAAATCAAAGCACCCCTACAGGTAAAGCTAGCTGGATTCCAAGTTACGTTAGCAAACGAAATAAAGGCTGTTGAAGCCCCTGTAGTATAGGTAGGCACCTGACTAATAGTTAAAGCCTGCCCACCAGCCGTATAGCCCGTACCAATAACCTCATTAACCGATGTATAGGCTAGGGTTGTGTAGTCTAGGTTAGCGGCTGCCGTATACAGGGCAATTTTATAAGTATAGGGGGTACCAGCTGCAAAGTTTTCTAAACCACTTAGGCAGTTTTGTTTAAATATATTGCATTGGCCTTGCTGGATTGTCATGTTTTAACCATAAGTTTAGTTTGACCATCACGGTAGGCATCGCCACGCTCCAAGCCATCGCTAAGGCGTTTAAGCTGAGAAAGAGCTTCTTGATACTTATCTTCGTAGTATTTGACCAAATCGGCTTCGCCCTTCATAAAGAGCATAGCTTCCCGCATGGAGCCGTAGAATAGAACTGGGTCGTAGTTAGTACCAAGCCAGCTGGTGCCTGTAGGGTTATTAATTACATTTATTGTTAGCTGGAACCCAGAACCCGAACCACCCAAATATGAGTTAGATACGGTTAACACGTCATTGGCAACGTAAAAGTTACCGCCGTTTCTAATACTTACGCTAGTAACAATCTGCCCAGCTACAGTGACATCTGCAGTAAAGCCAGCGCCTGAACCACCATTTAGGGGTACGTTAGTGTAGTAGCCGTTAGTGTATCCAAAGCCCGTATTAGTAATGGTAGAGACCGATGCTACGCCCTGCACAATAGATACTGGATAATAAAAATAATGTAATTCTGCTTGATAGTTTTGGTCTGGGGTTGGCCCCATAATAAGCGAAAGGCTATTAGTGTTATTGTATTGGGGTCCAAATAGTCCATAATACTTAGGAGTGCCTTGTGAGGAAGGGCTTGGGTAAGCTTCGCGGATAAAGTTCACGTCTTTGTTTAGTAGGTACGTGAAAGGCACTGTGGTGTAGTCGGATGTGTATATAGCTACAGAATAGTTAGAAAGCCAATCAGAAGGCAACGATAAATACTGATTCCCAGCCGAGAGTGTACCCGTCACGTTTTTACGCAACACAGGTATTTGTACGCTGTTATATATGCGGTCTTCAGCCTCTATAACAAAACGTGGGATGTTATTAACAAACAATGCCTCAGTATTTTCACTGTAGTCTTGAATTGCTTGCCACAACTGGGTGTAATTCATTGCCATAAAAGCCTTACGCTAAAGGACCATACGCCTTACGACCACGCTCTGCAGCGCCATTACCACGAGTTTCTACGCCAACACTTCTTTTCTTAGCAGTAGCATAGCTTACGCCATTTGGAACTGGATCTGTTAAGTCTGCTTCTCTTGCTGATTTCTCAGTTACATAAGTCTCAAATGGGCTTTCACCATCTTTAACAGAAGTACCATTCATAGCATAAACTTCAGCTGGTTTAGCGTTCTTAGCATTGCCCGTTTTAATGGCGGCACCTTTAGTTGGTTTGATTTCTTTAGCCATGATTAACGACCTCTTTGATTAGCTGCACGAGCCAAGTTACGACCCATAGACTTATAGTTCTGGTTTAGTTTGCTTTTAGCGGCTTTTGGGCCGTTGTCAATTACTTTAGGACCGTCATTAGGGTAAACCTTTACATCAGTTTTGCCTTTACTAACTACGCGTCCGTCGCCTGCTTTTTTGTATGTCATGATTATTCCTAATTTGTTGATATTGTTACTGTACCCACCTGACAGATTGCAATCAGATAATTTGCCGTTAAAGCAGTATCAAACTGACTTGCACCACCTACAGGATTCCAACCCCACTGAAACACCCTACTACCACCGGAAATATTACCTAAAATATCTACTCCAGAAGCATAGTAACTAACGTCCGGTCTGGGTTCCCTAACTGCCTGTGGGTCATTAACTGGATATAACCCTAATTGTAACTGAGGATGGTCAGGATCCCAACATTCTTGACATACTTTTATACTGACTTGCTTGGTTTTGATGGTAAGCTTTTTAAGCTCCACCAGTTTATACCTTTGACCGCAACGATCACATTCCGCAATTGAATGTTTACCAGAAGCATACTTGGAGGGCATATTTTACCTCGCATAGAACAGATTCCTAGGCACAAAACGAATACTTGCCTTTTCTCTGTCTTCTTGGGCGGCTAAGTCAAATTGTTGGTCATAATCTGCTTTTAACCCCATAACTCTTTGTGGGTCAACACCAGCAAGCTTAACACTTAACATGTAAGCAAGCCCAGCTACAAAGCAGTTAACAAATCTAAATGGGATATCGGCAATATTAACACCACTGCCAGCGTCTTGAATACGGCGCATACGCCAATAAACGAGGGTATAAGTTGTTCCGCTAGCGGGGGTAGGCCAGATGTTCACACAAGGCAAATACTGATTATAGACAACAGTTCCTACAGTATGGGTAGCTGCTGTGGTGCCGTTTTGACCACGCCAACAGTTTTGTAACTGGTTTCCTACAATATTAGTGTAGGCAATAACTTCTGAGTCTAATTGAATAAAGCCTGTTGATCTTAGCCCTTGGGTAGAACTTAAA